CCAGTTCAAGCAGCATCGGCAGGTCAGCCGACTATGTTTACTAATTACCAATTACCTCAAGCACCCGTACCTGTAATGACACCGCCAGCCCAATTGCCTAAATTTTTAGGGGAAGTTGCACCGGGAGTAGGCGGTGTAGATTACACGGAAGAAACATATGTAAACGAAGCTGGTCAGACTATTAAGTTTAGGCGTTATAATGATGGTAGTTTAAAAGATGCTCAAGGCAATGAAGCTGTTATACCAGAGGGATATACACTTAAAACTGAAGCCGATAAAAAAGTTACCACTGGCCCAACAACGGTTAAGTCAGCTACTGTACCCGCAGATGAAAATGGTGGTATGGGTGATGAGGGTATTTACGCTACAGGTACTACCATGTCATTTGGTGGAGAAAAAGACCCGGATACAGGACGGGTAATAAACACCGTAAGAGGTAAGGTATCTTATAGGGGTAAAAACTATTACTCTGGCTTTATGGGCAATCTTAAAGATGCAAGGGATATGCTGCAACGTAGTTTAGTTAGTGGAGTGCATCAAATATCTGGTGGTAGATTTGGAACTCCTATGACTTTACAAAAAGGTGAAAGTCTTATTATTCAAGATTTAGTGCAATCACGTCCGGGGGTAAATAATAGTTTTAGTTTAGGAGGTGTTGGTCTTGAATTAGATTCAGATTTTTATAATACTCACGTATCAGGAAAAGGTGTTACAGATAGAGGGAAGGTAGCAGAGGTAGCAAGGTATGTGTCCGATAGATACGGTTTAGGTAAAAAGGACGGAACCATTAAAAGTATCTCACGAATAGACCCAAAGACAGGCAAAGTCACTATGGTAGAAATCCCAACCAGTTCTCGTTTAGGTAAAGGTTCTATATTAAATGCCTCTCAAGTGCTAGATCAAATTGAGTTAGAAAAATCTCGCGAAGAAAGAAAAGAAAAAGTACAAGCTGCTCAACAATTTGCTGTTGGTTCAGATGAAAGAAACAAAGCATTTGACGATATTATTGCCTCTGCGGTTGCAGAAGCTGAAGCAGATCAAAGAGCAGAGGAAGCAAGAGATAGCGGTGACACCAGTGGTTATGGTGAGGGTGGACAAGAAGCTAGTGATTTTGGCGGTCAACAAAATGAAGGTAGCGCAAGTGATCCATCACCGGGTGGTGGAATGGCTAATGAAGCAGACGTGGGTTATGGTTCAGGCACAGACTGTTTAACCGAAGACATGAAGGTTAAACTCAACGGCGTTATTGATTTTGTTACTAACATCAAAGTTGGTGACATGATTGATAGCTACAGGGTCAAGGAAGTTCTACACAAACATATGCGTAATGGTTACTATGCAATCAATAACGAACTCAAGATTAGTAATGACCACCCTGTATTAGCAAATGGCACATGGACACGTCCAGAAGATTTGTCAGTAGGTGATACCATTAACGGTATTCCTGTAGTATCACTTGAGTATGTAGAACAGTTAACACCAACAGTATCTATTGTTATTGATGGTGAAAGTTTTGATGTACATACAAAAAACAATATCTACACAGTACACGGTAGGTATAGGGAAGTACGTCAAAAGGCTGCGTAAGAGGCTTAAATCTTACAATCAGTTGGCTACTCACTCCCCACACCCGACAGTGTGGCTACGGTGGCCCCAACAAAGGACTAGACAATGAACGAAACACTATTAGCAGAAGACATGAAGAGTACGCCTAAGACGGCATTTGTAAATAAACCATACACCCAAGAAGAACGTGTTAAGCGTGACGAAGAAGAACTAGAACAGCTAATGAAAGAACAAAAAGGTGAGGCAGAGGCTGAACCCGAAGAGGCTGAACCTACTAGCGCAGAAGAAAAAACATTTAAGAAACGTTATTCTGATTTACGCCGACATCAGCAGAAACAAGCTGAAGAGTTTAAGGCTGAAATAGCGGCAATGAAAAGCCAGCTAGAAAAGGCTACCAAGAAAGAAATGAGGTTGCCTAAGTCTGATGAAGACATTGAACAGTGGGCAGCAGACTATCCAGATGTAGCAGCTATAGTAGAAACAATTGCTATGAAGAAAGCAGCAGAACAATCTACTGCACTAGAAGAACGTGTAAAAGCAATTGATGAGATGCAGAGTTCTGTGACTAAAGAAAAAGCTGAAGCAGCATTGATGCAGTTACATCCCGACTTTGATGAGATTAGAGACAGCGATGAGTTTCACGAGTGGGCAGACGAACAGCCTAAGTGGGTACAGGATGCACTCTACGACAATGACAATGATGCTAGGTCTGCTGCACGTGCAATTGATTTGTACAAAGCTGACAAAGGTATTGCAGCATCTAAGAAGTCTAAGTCTAATAAAGATGCAGCTAAGTCTGTCACAGCTAAGAACGCACGTAGCAAACCACAGGAAGATGATACATCTAACTACCTACGTGAATCCCAAGTAGACAAAATGTCTGCACAGGAGTATGAAAAAAATTCAGATGAAATTATGGAAGCTATTCGTAGTGGTAAGTTCATCTATGATTTATCTGGTTCTGCTAGATAAAAAAGAGTTGACAAATAGTTATTTATAAGTATAACTATAGTCATGTGTAGTGTAAGCAGGTTAGCTACTTGCTTACTATACCAATCCGCAAACGACAAAAATCTTTAAGATTACCTGAATAACATGGCCTACTGAGTATATTAGTTGCAACTCTTATACAAAGTACACCCTACGTTAGACAGCCTCTGCCAAGAATTGTACTGTTTGCATCTGTAACAATCCAGAATAATAGGAGATGGATTATGGCTTTTCCAAGAGCAGCGGGTTATAACAACTTGCCTAACGGCAATTTTAGCCCGGTAATTTACTCCAAACAGGTGCAGCTTGCATTCCGCAAGGCCGCTGTTTGTGACGCGATTACGAATAATGACTACTTTGGGGAAATCGCAAACTTTGGTGATTCAGTTAAAATCATCAAGGAGCCAGAGATTACCGTCAAAGCATACGAAAGGGGTACGACTATTACTCCGCAAGACCTTGATGATGAGGACTTCACACTTACCGTTGACAAAGCTAACTACTTTGCTTTTAAAGTTGACGATATTGAAGAAGCCCATTCTCATGTGAACTTCCAATCGCTATCCAGCAACCGTGCTGCATATCGTTTGGCTGACCAGTTTGACCAAGACGTTCTTGGTTACTTGTCAGGATACAAGCAAACTGCGCTTAACACTCGCGCAACTACCGTCAACAACATTGTTAATGGTACTAAATCAGTTTCAACTGCTGGAACAGACGAACTTCTCGCTTCAATGAAGCTAGACGGTTCTGACTTCAACGGTGGTGGTGCTGGTAATACCATTATCATTCAGGCTCGTGGTTCTGCTGCTGCTCCAACTGCAGCCGCTACTGCTAACCCGTTGACAGTGATTGCACGTATGGGCCGTCAGCTTGACCTTCAGAATGTAGATACTACAGGACGTTGGTTGGTTGTAGACCCAGTTTTCGTTGAGGTTCTCAAAGACGAAGACTCACGTTTGTTTGATGCCGATTACGGTGGAGCAGGGCTTCAGAATGGTTTGATTTTGAATAACCTACATGGCTTTAAAGTCTATGTATCTAACAACTTGCCACAAGGCGGCACTGGTCCTTCAGCGACTGGTACGCAAGCTAATAACTTTGGCATCATTGTTGGTGGTCATTCTTCAGCGGTTGCTACTGCTGACCAAATCAACAAGACTGAGACCTACCGCGACCCGGACAGCTTTGCAGATATTGTCCGTGGTATGCATTTGTATGGCAGAAAGATTCTCCGTCCAGAGGCTCTTATCAACGCCAAATACTGTCTAGCATAGGGGGGATTGAAAAATGGCACTAGGTGATAACACTCTCCAAGCAGCACGTGGCAACTCGCAGCGTGGTCGCAATCCTTACATGGTTCAGATGGAATTGAACTGGGCAACAGCTTTGTCAGACAAAGGTTCTGCACTTGCAGCATCTGATGTCATTCCTGTCATTGCTGTTCCTAAAGGTGTGATGGTACTGAACGCAGGTATTGAAGTTGTTACTGCTTCTGACGGTTCTACATTTACTGTAGACGTTGGTATGGTAGATGCTGATGTATTTGTTGATGGTTTTGATGCTACGTCAGCCGCTGGCGTACTGTCGCAAAACCCTGCAGCTTATCAGCCAGTAATGGCTGTTGCTGCTGATAACATTGACGTGACTATCGCTACCCTTTCAGGTGGCGCAGTTAGTTCAGGTCTGTTCCGCGTCTGGGCTGTCCTTATGGACTGCACTGACGAAGGTGACTTGACTGCTCAAGAAGTAGCACGAGATGTTGCTTAAAGACTAACGTGGGGGGCAGGGTAACTTGCCCCTCATACCTCTGATTACACATATATAAGGATGCGGAATGGCATACGATTATTTAGATATTACTAATGAAGTTATTGCCCGAATGAATGAGGTATCCTTAACTGCTGCTAACTTTGCAACAGCTAGAGGTTTTCAAATACAATGTAAGAACGCTGTAAATGATTCCATTAATTATATTAACCAGCGAGAGTTTGGCTGGCCTTTTACACATTTAACAAACACACAGACTTTGGTAGCAGGACAAACAAGATATAGTATTCCTGCAACAAGCCAGTCTGTAGACTATGATACCTTTCGTATTAGTAGGGATTCTACCCTAGCTGTAGCTGGTACTACATTACAAATCTTAGACTACAAAGAGTATACACAAAAGTATATTGCGCAAGAAACTACATCTAATGTAGGCAGTGTGCCTAAGTTTGTATTTAGAACACCAGATAATAACTATGGTCTATACCCATATCCAGACAAAGCATATGAGTTAAAGTTTGAACACTTTATTAAGCCTGTTGCTTTATCTGCAGCTACAGATGTACCAACAGTACCAGAACAGTTTAGACAAGTTATAGTAGATGGTGCTACAGCATACGCATACCAGTATCGTGGTGAAGCACAACAGTACGGTATTAACTTTGCACGATTTGAAGATGGTATCAAACAAATGCAGACGCTTTTAATTAATAGAGCAGATTATGTACGGTCTACCTATATCCCTCGTTCACAAGGATATGGCATTAACGCAGGATTTTAAATAATGGCTGATGAATCTGGCCTCAATCCGTTTGTATTTGCGTGTCAGGGTGGGCTGGTTCTTGACCAATCAACCTTTGCTATGCAGCCGGGGATGGCACTAGAACTAGAAAACTTTGAACCTGCTACTACTGGTGGGTACAGACGTATCTCAGGCTACGAAAAGTGGAATGTCAATCAAGTTCCGCAAGACCAATTAGACAGCGAACCTGTATTAATGTCTGCACACTTTGATGGCAATGTTATAGCAGCACGTGGACGTAAAGTATACAAAGGCAGTAATGGTAGCACTACTTTAAATGGGGCTATTAATAATTCAGTTACTACTATTACGGTAGCGTCAACAGCTAACTTTAGTACGCAAGGCACTTTATTAATTGGTACAGAACAAATTACCTATACAGGTAAAACCAGTACAACATTTACAGGTTGTTCAAGAGGAGCAAACAGTACTTCAGCAGCGGCACACAGTGATGGTGCAACAGTTACACAGTTCTGGACAGAAATAGATTCGGGTAGAACAGGCGCAGGTAGATACTCTTTCTTTAGATATAATCTTGCAGGTATAGATTACATAATATGGGCAGATGGTGCTAATCATGCATCTAATTATAAGACTGCTAGTAATACTGTAGTTGATATTAATGCTTCTGGCGCACCTGCAGACCCTAAGTTTGTAACTGGTTATAAGAACCATATGTTTTTTGCTGGTATGTCAGCAGCCTCACAGTCTCTAGTATTTACTGCACCATTTACAGATAATGATTTTCAAACAGGTAATGGTGCAGGTACAATAAATGTTGATAGTCCTATTACTGGATTGTTTCCTTTTCGTGACGCATTAATTGTATTTTGTGAAGAACGTATATTTAAGCTGACAGGCAGTGCATTAGCTGACTTTGCTATACAACCTATAACTAGAGAGATTGGATGTCTCAACGGTTCTACTATTCAAGAATTTGCAGGTGACTTAGTATTTTTAGGACCAGACGGATTACGTACAGTTGCTGGTACAGCTAAGATTGGTGACGTAGAACTTGGTACAATTAGTAGAGCAGTACAAGAACGCTTTGAAGGATTGTCTGACGTAGATGAGTTTGAAAGTGTAGTTATACCAGATAAGACACAGTACAGAATATTCTTTTCTAACTCTGAAACTCCTCGTGCTACCACTACAGGGATTATGTGTGTACGTAAAGGTGACAGCTACGAGTTTGCAGACTTAAAGGGTATAAGACCTAACTGTACAGATAGTGTAGTAGCATCAGGTGAAAGTATAGTTTTACATGGTGACTTTGATGGCTATGTGTATAGGCAGGAAAGAGGCAATAACTTTGACGGTAATAGTGTAACTGGTAAGTATCGTTCTCCTGACTTGACTATGGGTGATGCAGGTTTACGTAAATCATTTCAGCGTGTAATTATTAACTATGCACCTGAAGCAGCAGTGAACGCAGACTTGTTTGTACGTTATGACTATGAAGCACCCAATGTGGCTAGACCAGCAGCATATCCTTTTGACAGTTCTACGGTAGTTGCTGTTTATGGAAGTTCATTCTACGGTACTGCAACATATGGTGGACAGTCTAACCCACTTATTAGACAACCGATTGAGGGTAGTGGATTTGCTGTAGCACTACGAGTTAACGATAGAGGAACATCAGCACCATATGCTCTCAAAGGATTTCAACTAGAGTTTGCGGCTGACGCAAGGAGATAATTAATGGCAGGTTATACCAGACAATCTACGTATGCTGACGGTGATATTATTACTGCTGCCGACAGTAACAATGAATTTAATCAAGTCCTAGCCGCATTCGTAAATACATCAGGTCACAAACACGATGGTACAGCAGCAGAGGGTCCAGTCATAGGATTGATTGGAGACCCCGGAGTTGCTACACCACTTAATAAAGTTGTTGTTGATGATACAAATAATCGTATAGGTGTTTTTGTAGATGCAGGTGGTGCAGGTTCTACTGTAGAACAACTACGTTTTCAAGACGGGGCAATACTCCCTGTAACAACTAATGATGTAGATATTGGGTCTAGTAGCTTAAAGTTTAAAGAATTACATCTAGCTGGTGCAGCTAACATAGCTGGTACTATGACGCTATCAGGTAACGTAATTGTATCTGGTACTCTTGGTGCTGATTTAATACCAGACGGTGACAATACACGTGACATTGGTAGTTCCTCTGCAGAATGGAAAGACCTATACATAGATGGTGTGGCATATGTAGATGCAATTAACCTTGATGGTACAGCTATCTCTGCTACAGCAGCAGAACTCAACATTATGGATGGTGTGACATCTACCACTGCAGAACTTAACATACTAGATGGCGTTACATCAACAGCAGCAGAATTAAATATCTTAGATGGCGTAACCTCTACTACTGCTGAGTTAAACATCCTTGATGGTGTAACAGCTACAACAGCAGAACTTAACCTGACAGATGGTGGCTCTACTGTAGGTACAACAGCCGTAGCTGGTAGCGATGGTATTCTTACTAACGATGGCGGCACAATGCGCCAGACATCAGTAGATACATTTGACACCTATCTAGCACAAAGTACAAAAACATTAACAAATAAAACCTTGACAAGTGCCGTACTAAATGGTACAATAAGTGGAACTTCTATTAAAGATGAAGATAATATGGCATCTGACAGTGCCACTCATCTTGCCACCCAACAATCCATTAAAGCCTATGTAGATGCTGAAGTAGCTGCAATACCTGTAGGTGATATAACTGCTGTCACTGCTGGTACAGGTATGACAGGTGGTGGTACATCTGGTGCTGTCACACTTAACGTCATTGGTGGTGCAGGTATTACTGCTAATGCTAATGACATAGCGGTAGATTCTACTGTTATTACAGGTCAGACTGCAGAATCAACTGTAGACGCATCTAACGACTTACTGTTGATGTATGATAATTCAGCTACTGCTTTACGTAAAGTTCAAGTATCTGCTATTGTTGCAGCATCAAGCGGTATTAGTGCAGTCGTAGATGATACCTCACCAGAACTAGGCGGTGACTTAGATGTTTTAGCAAGAGACATTGTTTCTAGTTCCAATAGAGATATTGACATACTACCTAACGGTTCAGGTAAAGTTAACCTTGACGGTGATGGCTCTAGCGGCGGTGTTACAATATCTGATGGTCTTGTAGATATTCGCACAGGCACAGGTACACGTTCACAGGTTAAGTTCTACTGTGAAAGCAGTAATGCTCATGCACAAACAGTGCAGCCACAACCACACTCTGCTGGTGTAACTAACACACTCACACTACCTGCGGGTAGCAGTCAGGAGATTGTAGGTACTACAGCTACACAGACACTTACAAACAAAAGCATTGATGCTGCACAGCTTACTGGCACAGTAGCTAATGCAAGACTAGATGCACAACTACAAGATGTTGCTGGTTTAGCTGTTACTGATGGTGGCTTTATCGTAGGTGATGGTTCTAACTTTGTACTAGAGACTGCCGGAACCGCACGTACCTCACTTGGACTAGGAACAGCAGCGGTTTTGAACACTGGAACATCTGCTGGCAATGCGATTGTTTTAGATGGTTCTGCTAGACTACCAGCAGTAGATGGGTCACAGTTAACTAACCTACCATCTGCAGGTGCAACGGCTGGCTTTGCCGTGGCGATGGCAATTGCCTTATAGTTTTTACTTGACAAACATATAAAAGTATGGTATAATTATACTTAATCTTACTAGGAGATGAAATGGCACAGGATTTTGAAAGAAACATTGCAAGGGTTGGTACAAGTGAAGTTGCTTTACGTACCGCTAACTCCGATGATGCTCTTATTGGTATCAATATCGCTAATGTTACAACTACCCAAATCTTAATGGATGTATACATTACTGGCGCAGGTGGCACTGATGATTACTATATCATTAAAGATGCCCCAATTCCAGTAGGTTCAGCCTTACAGGTCTTGGATGGTGGTGCAAAAGTTGTAATGCAATCTGGCGATATACTTAATGTAAAGAGTGATACTGCATCAAGCGCAGATGTTTGGGTTTCCGTAGTCGATACCATCAGTTCATAAGGAATAAATAATGCCGTATATTGGTCAGAAAGTTCCGGGTTCCTACCAAGCTACTAAAGCTGTACAACGCTTTAATGGTGACGGTAGCGATACCACATTTACATTGACTACAACAGTATCTTCTGTGCAGGACGTACTGGTGTCAGTTGATGGTGTTGTACAGGACACAGCAGCCTACACTATTCCTGATGGCACTACACTTACATTTACTGCTGCTCCTTCCTCTGGTACAGGTAACATCTTTGTAAATTACCTAGCACCCCAAGCTGGTACAATCACACCACCCGCTGAGAACAAGGGTAACTTCAAGGGTGGCGGTTTGTTTCGTACCAACGCACAATCCCTTACATCTGACATAACTATACTAGCTACAGAGAACGCCAACGTAACTGGTCCGTTTACTGTGGCTTCTGGTGTTACATTAACCGTTGAAAGCGGTGGGACATTGGTGACGCTATGAGTACATTAAAAGCAGATACCATTCAAAGCACAAGCGGTGGTGCGGCTACGCTGACTAAACAAACAGCAGCAAAACACTTTTGTGTTTTTGAT